TCTTGCGATTTAGCATCAACTTTGTGTTGGTCAACAACATTAGTATATAGATGTCCAACCTCCATACCTTTTGTTGGAACGTTTCTTTTTGCCTCATTGATGACAGCATCATTGATATCAATTTCTGACTGATAAGTTGAAATGATATTCTTAAGATCGTCTGCCTCTTCACCACTTCCAAGTATGTCTCTGAATTCTTGTGTGTCTTGCATAGCCACTGCTTTACATCTCCAGATATGTGGCCACCAACCTGGATCGTAACCTTCTTGACCTCTGGCGGCATCTTCAACTACATAAAACTTGTTGATCTTTAAATTCTCTTTTGGTGTGAAACTTGTCACGACAGCACTGGCAGTACTCTTATCTCCTGTGATAGTTTCTGTTGCTGTAAAGTCTCCGTCGATTGGAGAAATTCTTATAGTCTTCGCTTCATGATTATAACTAACAACTGTTGCTGTCTGGCCTGATGTGCCACCTGTTATGGTTTCACCTTTTCTAAATTTTTTACTAGGCTTTGCCTGTAAAGTAATACTTGCCGATTCTAGTCTAGTGTCATCTGCTTGATGTGGAAGTTCAAAAACATCGCCTGGTATAATCTTTCTTCCAAGTCTGTCCATCATGTCGCCTAAGTGGAAAGTTATGAAGATAGTGTCAGCAGTCTGGAAAAGACCAAACTGTGTTAGATCAAAGTCTTGATCAGCAACGCTATAAACACCACGTAAATCAAATACATCTGAATCATATTTTCTATCTCTGTTTTCTCCAAATAACATATCTTGCACGTTCAAGTTACTTGTGACAGAATTCGTAGGTTGGTCACTACTAACACTGTTTGTATTAGTATGAGGTCCTAGGTATTTGTGTACAAACACGCCCGTACCACCCGCTAGAAAGTGTTCTTTTATTGTACGATCGGCAAATTTGTAGTCATTACCTCTATTTGGTTTCCATAAACTGAGTCTAGGCATTTCTGTTCCTTTAAACTATTTATTGAATTTAATTAATCTACTAAATAGTAATACAATGGGAAAACAGCAGACAAAACGACAAGAGCTTATTGACGATATACGTAACATCCTAGGTGATGGTATGGTGGATGTCGAGCTGGATCCAAAACACTACGAACAAGGTATTGATCTAGCGGTAGACAAATACAGACAAAAAAGCTCAAACAGTACTGAAGAATCTTACATCTTTTTAAAGATACTCAAGGACACAGGCGAGTACACACTGCCAGAAGAAGTGATAGAAGTACAGCAGATATTCAGAAGATCGGTTGCTGGATCAAACAACAGCATAGACCTTGATCCTTTTGAACTTGCTTACACTAACCTTTACTTTTTACAGGGTGGTAGAATCGGTGGATTGATGACTTGGGACGCATTTGCTCAGTATCAAGAAACTGTGAGAAGATTGTTTGGGGGTTATCTGAACTTTAAATACATACCTGAAAAGAACAAATTAATATTGATGCGTAGACCGAGAGCCGAAGAGAATGTATTACTACAAGTACACATGGAGAAACCTGCAGACACGCTTATCACACAAAGATACAGCAGACCTTGGATAAGAGATTATGCACTCGCACAGTGTAAAATGATGTTAGGTGAAGCAAGATCCAAGTATTCTAGTTTACCAGGTGCCCAAGGAAATGTTCAGTTAAATGGAGATACTCTCAAATCAGAGGCCATGGCCGCTATAGAAAAGCTCGAAAGAGAAATTGAAACTTACGGCACAGGCGAAGATCCATTAACATTTGTCATTGGATAATATTTTTTAAAAAAGTAGTTGACAAAAATCAATTTATAACTTACTATAAGAGTATGTTGATAGGCCTTTTAGGATTTATTGGATCTGGAAAAAACAGCGTGGCGGAGCAGTTTGCTAAGAACGGGTTTGCCACAGACTCTTTTGCGGCACCTTTAAAAGATGCCGTTTCTGATATATTTGGATGGCCTAGAAATATGCTTGAAGGTGACACTGATCACAGCAGAGCGTTTCGTGAAGCACCTGATCAGTGGTGGAGTCAGAAATTAGGAAACAGAAGATTTTCGCCTAGATATGCGTTACAAGTGATTGGAACAGAAATATTTAGAGAGAACTTTCATCCTAGTATCTGGCTACACAGCCTGGAAAGCAGGTACACGTCAAAAGGCAGACCTGCCACTGTTATAACTGATTGCAGATTTAAGAATGAAGTAGGCCTCATTAAAACAATGGGCGGTTTCATTGTACGGGTAAAACGTGGGCCTGATCCACATTGGATCAACATGGCAAAAGAAGCCGCGGCCGGAGACGAATTTTCAAAGATGTCTTTAGAAGAGATGGGAGTACATCAGTCAGAATGGGACTGGGTAAACATGAATGTTGATTACACTATTGAAAATAATGGTACTTTAACAGATCTTGATTCTAAGGTACAAGAAGTTATCAAAGACATAAAGTCTTAAGCATCAGGCATTAAATCACCTTGTTTCCACCCTACTTCTTCCATACTTTTGATACGACTGCAATTAGCACATATAGTCTTTAGATTACTCCATTCACAGTTTTTTAAATTACCATCCACATGATAAACATCCATCTGTGCAGGGTGCTTGGATTTAAACCCACACTTTTCACATATTGATTTTTTTCTGTATGCAGTCTTTTCCCATGTTTGCTTCTTACCTGTGTTCAAGCCTTTATCTTCCTTGATACACTGGTCGCATTTAGTTCTATAGTAGACTTTCCCTTTACGCCTATAGTTAAAGGCACGCGGTTTCGTCTTACATGAAGAACATAGGGGTCTTATATGCTTTTTATCGGCCATACTTGTATTTAATACCTTTAAAGGTGGTAGAGATTGGTACATTTTATAGGAAATTAACTAAATATCATTATTAAAAAGGATATTAATACTATTTACATATTGTATATAGAGTAGGGAGATAAAAACTATGCCAACACTAGTAAGTCCAGGTGTATCAGTTAGCGTTATTGACGAATCGATGTACGCACCGGCGGGCCAAGGTACAGTACCTCTTATCTTGATTTCAACTGCACAGGATAAAACAGATCCTAGCACAGGAAACACAGCGATAGGTACAACTTCAGCCAATGCAGGTAAACCGTTCTTAATAACGTCACAAAGAGAACTGATTACAACCTTTGGTGAACCATCATTTAAATCACTGCAAGGAACACAAATCCACGCAGATGAGAGAAATGAATATGGTTTACTATCAGCATATTCATACTTGGGTATTGCCAACAGAGCTTACGTTGTAAGATCAAATGTAGATCTAGATCAACTAGAAGCTCAGTCAACGGTACCTCAGTTAAACCCAGCCAACGGTACATATTGGTTGGATCTAGCAAACACAGATTGGGGTCTTTTCACAGCCAACACCACATCAGGTGCTTGGGAAAAAATGACACCAACAGTATTATCAGACACACCAGGTGCGGCAGGCGGAAACGTTGCTTCAAATGGTGACCCAGTTACAACATACGGAAAAGATTTAGATTACGTATTAGTAGCATCAACTTCACCAGCGAAACTTTACCAAAAAGTTTCAGGTACATGGGAAGTTGTTGGAGCACCATCATGGAAAACGGCTACGAGTGCCAATGTTTACATTCAATCTGGTAACGGTACTGCACCAACTGTGGCTGTCTCAGGCAGTTACAAAGACGTTTGGTTAAAATCAACACCAGGCGGACAAGGCGCAAACGTTATTGTCAAAAAATACAGCACATCAACATCAGCATGGGGATCTGTCAGTGCAAACGTCTATTCAAGAGATGATGCGGCGACAGCCACAGAAGGTTCAACTTTAGCTGAAACAGATGTATATGTGAGATTTGATGACTTTGACGATGGTAACATTTCATCGGAGTTAAAAGCAAACTTCACATCAACAAGTTCAACGTTGACATCAGCCGCTTACAACAAGCAGTCAATTGAAGCATACAGTGGCGCGGCGGCCACTCCAGAAGTAATGTATCAATTACGTGTGAGAGATGGTGGTGTATCAACAGTAGCAACTGGTAACGTAACTTCATTACACTCGGGTGTAGCAACAGGTGGTTCGAACACAGCCATCAACTTTGAAGTAAACGGTCAGTCAATCACAGTAACTGGTGCCGCAGGTGCTGGTAATCCGGTAACACTAGACGAGATTGTTACTGCGATTAACAACAACTCAACGTTAGCAAGTGCCAACGTTGTAGCGTCAAAAGATTATGTGAGTGCTACAAGACAATACTTAAAATTAACAAGAGCAGGTGGTTATGCAGTTTATCTACATGACGGTACAGACGCCACAAATATTAATGGTGTAAGTACTGCTTCATTGGGTTTCACTGACAACACATCATCTGGAGCGAATGCTTTCTATTACAAATCACTTTGGTCAAACTTGACATACGAAGCGACGAACACTGCACCAAAACAAGATCCAGCAAATGGAACTTTATGGTACAACAGTTCACAGACAGCAGATATCTATCAAGCAGTTAACGATGGCGGTACAATGAAATGGCACGCCTACGCTAACTCAAAAGATAAAGGTACAACTGGTTCGATCGTGTCAGGTGGTTTAAAAGACCTACAGATTGTATCTGAAGCACCAACTAAAAAATCAGATGGCACTTCGGCTTTGACAGCAGGTGACATTTGGATTGACTCAAACGAGTTAGACGTGTATCCAAAAATTTACAAATGGAATGCAGGTACTTCGAAATGGGTATTGTTAGACAATACTGATCAAAGTACAGCAGACGGTGTATTATTTGGTGACGCAGTTGGTAACCCAGGTGGTACAGACGAAGATGCACAAGATTGGGGAGCTCAGTATTCAGACTTCCATTCTGATGCACCAGATCCGGCTGTATACCCAGAAGGCATCTTGTTATTCAACACAAGATTATCAGGTTACAACGTTAAGAAATACGTAACGAACTACACTTTTGATAACACAAACAATGGAAATGTTTGGGTAACTGAATCAGGTTTACAAGAAAACGGTGCTCCGTACATGGGCAGAAAAGCTCAGAGACAAGTAATCGTAACTGGATTACAAGGATCACTAGCAAGTAACGATGAGATCAGATCTGAATCAAGATTCTTCAACTTACTAGCCGCACCAGGCTATCCTGAGTTGTTAGATGAAATGATCACGCTATCTACAGACAGAAAACAAACTGCTTTTGTACTAGCTGACACTCCATTTAGATTGAAACCAGATGGAACGTCAACATCAGGTTGGGCTAAGAACTCAGCTCTTGCACCAACTAACGGTGAAGACGGTCTAACATCTGCATCACCATATGCGGCTGTTTACTATCCATCAGGATTTACAACAGACTTGTCAGGCAGTAACGTGGTTGTTCCACCAACGCACATCGCGTTGAGAACACTTGCGTTCAATGACCAAGTTGCGTTTCCATGGTTCGCACCAGCAGGTTACACAAGAGGCCTAGTTGACAACTCAACGTCAGTAGGTTATGTGACAGGCGAAGGTGAGTTCCAAGCAGTGTCTTTATCAGAAGGTCAAAGAGATACGCTTTACGCTAACAAAGTCAACCCGATTGCGTTTATACCAAACAGAGGTTTAGTAGTGTTTGGTCAGAAAACTCTATCACCAGTTGCTTCGGCACTAGATAGAATTAACGTAGCGAGATTGATTGTGTATCTAAGATACCAATTAGACTTAATAGCGAAACCGTTCTTGTTTGAACCTAATGATAGAATCACTAGGGATCAAGTTGTAGATACGTTCAACAGATTCATGGAAGATCTAGTGTCCAAGAGAGCACTATTTGATTTCCTAGTAGTTTGTGATGAATCAAACAACACACCTGCAAGAATTGATAGAAATGAATTATACATTGATATTGCAATACAACCAGTAAAAGCAATTGAGTTTATATACATTCCACTTCGTATCAAGAACACAGGTGAGAGTTTAACAAGTTAATAATAAGGGGATAGGCAACTATCCCTTTATTTTACCTTTACAATTTTTTTTGTGAAGCATAAAAAAAGCGTAGGGCGTAAATAAAATAAAGGAGCAGTAGATTATGGCAACACTTTCAAAATTTGGTGTACCAATAGACGGATCAACAGGAAGAGGTGGTATTCTTCAACCTAAATTAAAATACAGATTTAGAGTGAGATTTACCAACTTCGGTAACCTAGGAGCGTCTCCACTGCAATTAACACAACAAGTAATGAGTGTGACGAGACCTAAAGTTAACCACGAGGAAGTACCGATTCATTCGTACAACTCAATTGCATACTCGCAAGGTAAACACACATGGGAACCAATCAACATTACTTTACGTGATGACATCAACAACAACATTTCTAAACTTGTTGGTCAACAGGTTCAGAAACAAATGAACCATTTTGAACAAACATCTGCGGTAGCAGGTTCAAACTACAAGTTTGGAACTAAGATTGAAATCTTAGATGGTACTAACAACACAGAGTTAGAACAATGGGATGTCGAAGGTTGTTTCTTGCAGAATGTAGACTATTCAGATGGCGATTACGCAGTATCAGAACCAGTACAAGTTATCCTAACTTTAAGATATGATAATGCAATTCACCAGGCACCTAGTGACACTATCTTCCCACTAATATCCGTTGGTCTTGGTGGCACGAGCTTATAATAGTAATAGTCTATAAAGTAGGTTAGATGTCCGGTATAGTTTTAAAACCAGCTAATAGAGCCGCTCAACTTTACGTTGGCGGCTCTGGCGTTCAGCAGGCCGTAAGGCAACAGCATCAATATGTATTGGTGTATAACCTATATCCAATCAGAGAAGATGATTTTTTAGATGAAAAGATCGGTTATCTAAAAGAGTTCAGAGACAGATTACATTTTTTATGTAACACTGTAGACGGTCCAAAATTCCAAGTACAGCAAGATGTACTAAATCAGTACAACAGAAAAAGAGTAGTCAATCGTAAAGTTGACTATGATCCTTTGACAGTGAGAATGTATGACACTGTTGACGGTTTAGGTATAAAATTTGCAAGAACACTTTACGAGTTTGAATTTGCAAACGCAAGATTATACAAGACAAAGGCAGGTGGTGCTCCTCTACAGCACCAAGAACAAGCAAACTATGTTCAAACTGTTTTACAGAACAGCAACAGGTTTGTGGAGACACATCACTTTGGTATGCAGTCTCATAGATATTATCACAGATTACTAAAAAGCATAGACCTGTATCAAATGGCAGGAGGTACTTTCAGTAAAGTGAGAATGGTACACCCGAGAATATCAAGAATGGACATGGACACATTTGCCTATGA